ACGTGGTGCAGGGCCTCGGGCAGATCTCCTCAGCCGGCGGACCGGTGGGCTCGGCGATCGGGGTGATCGTACAGGCGCTGCTGATGGCAACTGCCGCAGCCGCAGCCGCGGGTGGCGCCTTCGTGGCGCTGGCCCCCGCACTGTTGGCCGTGGGGGGTGCCGCCGCCGCTGCCGCCGGCGCGCTGGTGGGACTGGGTGGGGCGTTCGGCGCCATCAAGATCGGAATCGGGGGGATCGGGGACGCCCTGGCCGCCCACGGCAAGAGCATGGGAGGGGCCGGCAAGGCGGCCACCAACACCGCCGAGCAGGAGCATCAGGCGGCCATGCGGATCCGCAACGCCACTCGGGCGCTGGTGGACGCCAAACGCGCCGAGCGTGAGGCGATCGCCGACGTGAACCGTGCTCGGCAGTCGGAGATCGAGCGCCTCAAGGACCTGGACGCCCAGATCAAGGGCGGGGCGATCAGCGAGAAAGAGGCCGCGCTGGAACTTCGGGAGGCCGGACTCGCCGTCCAGAACATGGACGCGGGGGCCTCCGAAGAGGACAAGGCCAGGATGCGCAACCGTCTGGAGCGGGCGCAACTGGAGTACGACGAGACGGTACGCCGCAACAAGGGGTTGGCCGAGGAACGCAAGAAGGCGGACAAGGTCGGGGTGGACGGCTCCGATCAGGTACGAGCGGCGCTGGAACGCCAGGCGCGCACGCATGAGCAGGTGATCCGCGCACAGGAGGCGCTGGCTGAGGCGCAGCGCAAGGTGGCCACCGCAAGCGGGGGCGCCAGTGGCGGGGTGAACGCCTTCAACGAGGCGATGAAGAAGCTGTCCCCGAACGCACGAGAACTGGTGCGCACTCTCATCGATCTCGGCAAGCGCTGGGACGATGTCCGCAAGCGGGTGCAAGACCGTTTCTTGGAAGGCGCCTCGGACACCATTCGCGGGTTGGCCACCAAGTGGATTCCGGTGCTGGAATCCAGCCTGGGGAAGATGGCCGACCGGCTGAACTTCCTGGGGCGTGACCTTGCCAAGACCCTGGGGTCGGGGGAGTTCATCAAGAACTTCAAGCGGGCGTCCGACGTGGGTGGTGAGTTCATCAGCCGGGTGGGAGGGGGAATTCCCGCGCTGGTGAACGGCTTCATGCGGCTGGCGGCATCCTCCGGCCCGGTACTGGAAGTGATCGGCAAAGCACTGCGCGGGATTTTCGAATGGTTCGACAAGTGGCTTTCCAGTGCGCAGAAGAGTGGGGCGCTGGACCGTTTCATGAAGAGCGCGGCCACCACCCTGGACAAGATCTTCAACGTGGGGAAGCAGGCGTTCGGGGTGATGGGGGAATTCATCTCGATCATTTTCCCCAGTAGTGAGAAGACCGCCAACAGCGTATTCGACAGCATCGCCAAGCAGTTGGAGACGGTGAAGAAGTTCCTTCAGGATCCGGAGAACCGGGCGGCCATCAAGCGCATCGCCGACGCATTCGGGGCGTTCATCTACTGGCTCGTCTCCGAGGCCATCCCCGCCTTCGTGGACTTCACCTCGTTCACCGTACAGGCCGCATTCGTGATCATCCGTGAGTGGAACAGGGTGAAGACCTTCTTCGAACTGGTGGTACTCGCCCTGCGCAAGATGTGGAATCTGTTCCTGCTCAATCTCGTCAACGGCATGATCGCGTTCGTGGACGTGCTGGACTCCACCCTGGGTAAGATCATTCCAGGTCTGCACAGCAAGCTGGACGGCGCGAAGGCCAGGCTGACCCAATTCAAGAACGACACGAACAAGACGTTGAGCCAGATCAAGGACAGGGCGGTCACCATCCGTTTCCGGCAGGTGTTCGAAGTGGTGGGTCAGACGATCCAGGCGGTGGCCAAGCAACTGGTGGACATCGGCGCGGTGAAGAGGGGGAAGGCGTCCGGTGGAGTGGTGGGAGCGGACGGTCTCACCTGGACCGGCGAGCACGGGCCGGAACTGCGCAACCTCGCCCCCGGCTCCCGGGTGTACAGCAATCCGGACTCCGCCCGGATGATGAGCGGTCACGGCGGCCAGGGAGGCTCCCAGAATCTCAGCGGCACCCTACGGCTGGCCGTGGACCGCACCGCGGAGCGCGGGGTAGTGGCTGAACTGTTCAAGATGTTCCGGGCCGAGATCGGCAACAACTACGGCGGGGACGTACAACTGGCACTGGGGCGCGGATGAGCGCCCACTCCCCCACCGACATCGCGGCGGAACTGCTGATCGACGGCACGTGGGAAAGCGCGGTGAGTGGCGTCGACATCGCCTCCCGGGTGCGCGGTGGCAACGGTGAAGGATCCGTCTCCATCACCCGCGGAGTGGCCGACCAGCAGAGCGGGATCAGCGCGCAAAGTTCCGTGTTCACCTTGGAGAACAACGACGGGTTCTTCAACGACGACAACCCGGCGTCCCCGCTGTACCACCTCATCCCCCTGAACACCCGCATCCGGTTCGGGGTGCAGACGGGCGGGAGCTGGGACGCCTACTTGCGTATCCCCGAATATCCCACGGGCAGCGAGCCCGCCCAGTACGCGTACACCGCGGACAAGGCCTCGCTGGACATCACCGGGGACATCGACATCCGGGTGGAGTTCTCCCCGCAGCGGGCTCGCGGGCGGGAACTCATCCTGGCCACCAAGTACCTGGCCAGCGGCACCGACCGCTCCTGGCTGCTGCACACCACCCCGGGCGGGGGGTTCAAGTTCTACCACTCCACGGACGGCACCTTCGCCGGGGTGCTCTCCAACACCACCACGGCCACCATCGCCGAGAACACCGTCCGTAGCGCGGTGCGGCTCACCCTGGACGTGAACAACGGTGCGGCCGGGCGCACCTACACCTGGTACACCGCCACCAGTATCGATGGCCCGTGGACCGTGCTGGAGACCAACGTGGTGGCCGGCACCACCAGCATCCACGCGGGCGGGGCCAACCTGGGGATCGGTGCGTCCAGCGACGGCGGGCGGGGGGTGAGCAGCAGCGACGTGTTCGCCGGAAAGATCCACGGGGTGGAGGTGTACGACGGCATCGCGGGCACTCTGGTGGCCGACTTCAAGCCCGCCGATCAGCCCACCATGGAGACCATCGTCTGGGACGACGGGTGCGCCTCCCCGAACACCTGGCACATCAACGGCAGTGACGTGCGCCTGGGCAGCGACCGGGTGCGATTCACCGGCATGCTGGGCGCGATACCGCTGGACTGGGACTCGACCGGCAACAACGTGTTCAGCACAGTGACCGCATCGGGGTTGCTGGCACAGTTGAACAACACCGGCCGCCCGCTGATGAGCTGCGTGCGCCAGCACTACCGGCTGAACACCGACATCACCGACTACTGGCCCTGCGAGGACGAGAACGGGGCCACTCAGGCGGCCAGTGCGCTGGCCACCGGCGGCAAGGCCGCACAGATCTTCGACTGCTCCTTCGGGGCGCAGGCGGACTTCCCCGGCAGTGCGGGGATGCTCACCTTCAACACCGCAAGCAGCAGTTTCGCCCGGTTCGCGGTGGGGACGTTCCCCAGCGCCACCGGCGCTACCACAGTGATCTTCTACTTCAACACCAGCGGGCTGCCGGCCAGTGACGTGGTGTTCGCCACGGCCTACGTGCACGCGGGCACGGTACGGATGTGGCGATTCTCCATCGGGGCCACCACCTTCACGCACACGCTGGTGGATGTCACCGGGGCGACGGTGGCCACGGCCAACAGCACCTTCGGGGCGGGAGCCAACCCCAACGGGCAGACGGTGGCCATGTGCCTGCAACTGAGTCAGGAGGGGGGCAATGTCCGCTGGCAGAACGTGTGGCACGCGGTGGGATCGTCCACCTTCTACACCACCACCGGCGGCGGGGCCACCTTCGCGGGCACCTGCGGGCAGTTCGTCCAGGTGAACTACAGCGTGCCGAATGCCAACCTGGCAGGTGCCCGGGTAGGGCACGTGATCATCACGCACGCGCTCACCGCCATCAACAGCATCACGTTCGCCGACGTGAGCAAGGCGTTCGACGGGGAGACGTTCGGGGAACGCGCTCAGCGCCTGTGCGCCCAGGAGGGGGTGGTGTTCCAGTGGCGGGGGGACATCACCGCCACGCAGCAACTGGGGCCGCAGGCGATCGCCAAGCTGTACGACATCCTCACCGCCGGTCAGAAGGTGGCCGGCGGGATCATCACCGACATCCGCGATGACCTGGGGATCGAGTTGATCACTCAGCAGTACCTGGGTAACCGGCGAGGACTGGAGCTGTCGTACTCCGACAGTCACCTGACCGACGTGGGACGTCCGGTGAACGACCTGCGGTACCTGGTGAACGACTTCACCGCCAGCCGTGAGGGGGGATCCTCCGCGCGGCATGAGGTGACCGAAGGACGCAAGAGCGTGAACGACCCGCCGGACGGATCGGGTCGGTGGGTACGGTCCGACTCGTACGCCGCGTACGCGGACAGTCAGGCCATCCTGCTGGCCGGCAGGGAGACCTTCACCGGCACGTGGCCCGAGCGCAGGATCCCCAGTCTCACCGTCGGGCTGCACCGTACCGAGATCAGCGGGACGGCCGCGCTGCAGGGCACGCTGATGCGGGACGTGATCGCGCTGGAACTGGGGGACCCGGTGAACCTCACCGGGCTGAGCACCTCCCCGCTGCCCCCGGACGATCTGCTCATGGTGGCGCTGGGATACACCGAGACCATCAGCAACAAACTGTGGTCCACGGCCCTGAACACCGTGCCGGCCGGCCCGTTCCAGGTGCCCGTCCTGGGGGACTACTCCGGCAGGGAGCCGAGGATGGACGCGGACGACGACACGCATTCGCTGCTGAAGTCGAGCGTCACCACCACGGCCACCAGTTTCGTGGTGAAGACGGACGCGGCCAGTACGCGCCGGGTGACCAAGTGGGTGGATTCCACCAACTTCCCGGACGAGGTGGGGGCGGCGGCCGTGGGCGACGATCCGGTGATCAATATCGGTGGGGAGTGGATGACCGTCACCGATATCGGGACCGCCAGTGCAAGCGGCGGCTTCAACGAGCAGACCTTCACCGTCACCCGCAGTACCAACGGGGTGGTGAAGGAGCACGACGCACTGAGTCCGGTGCGCCTGGCGCAGCCCTTCTACCTGGGGATGGAATAGATGACGATCACCTATGCGGTTGGGCAACGGGTGACCGCCACTCTGCTCCAGACGCTGGCCGACTACACCGTGAACAAGGGGCTCACCCGGCTGGTGCAGCAGGCAGCCCAGTCCCTCACCGACAACACCGACACCGCGTTGACCTTCGGAGCAGGCTCGGACGACATGGACACGACGGGGTGGCATGACGAAGTCACCAACAACACCCGGATCACCCCCACCGTGGCGGGCTACTATCTGGCCACCGGGTTGCTGGTGGTGCCGGCGGCTGCGGACTACGTGAATCTTCAGGTGTACATCCGCAAGAACGGGGCCACCATCCTGCCGTCCATCTCACGGCAGGGGCCGAACGCCACCAGCAGCAGCCGCAGCATTCAGGTGACCTGCGATGCGATCCTGTTGAACGGCAGCACCGATTACCTGGAAGCGGTGGGCAACCAGGACAACACGGCGTCAGCCAGCCGGAACACTCCCAGCACGGGCGGTAGTTCATCCTGTCTGTTCACTGTGCAGTTCATTCGACCCAGTTAGGGGGAATCGTGAAGCCGAGTGTGGGGCGCGTCGTGCACTACGTGAACATCGCGGCAGGGGACGGATATCCCAGTACGTGCCGAGCGGCCATTGTCACGGAGGTGCCGGAGACGGTGGAACAGATGGACAACAGCGATGGGCACGTGGTGTGTTTGGCCATCCTGCACCCGTGGGGGAGCTCCTTCAACCGCGAGGTGTGGCAGTCGGAGACGGAGCATCACGGGAACACCTGGCACTGGCCGGAGCGTACCGATGGCTGACTGGGTCCTGGTTGCCTGCCTGGCGAAACTGCGCGACGAGTTCAACACCATCGCCCCGTTTCGCAGCAAGGCCAGCGACGGCACCATCGGTGATCCGGCGCATGCGACTCGCGTCTCGGACCACAACCCTGACGAGACGGGCACGGTACCTGTCCGAGACGCGGACAGGGTGAACGAGGTCCACGCCATCGATGTGGATGTGGATCTCGCCGTACCCGGCCTGTCCATGGAGGACGTGGTGCAGCTCCTGTTGTCCCGGTGTCGCTCGGGAGCGGAACGGCGTCTGCGTTACATCATCTACGGCCGCCGGATCTGGGAGGCTGACAACGACTGGGGGCAGCGTGTCTATCTCGGCCCCAACCCGCACGACAAGCACGCTCACTTCTCCGCCAGTTACGTCAGCGCCTTGGAGGCCAGCAAGGCGCCCTGGCACCTGGCCGA